AGTTTGAAGTTTAGGATGGCACCTAGAAACAAAACCGAAGCCGAAACTATGAGAAATATTATTGGTACGTTTAAAAAAGTTGGGTTACCTACTTACGGTAGAGATGCTGGTGGTTTATTAGATCTTAATGCTCACTTCAAGGGTCTAAGACCTAAGTCAGATCCAGCAGAACCACCCGATGCTGAGTCTGCTGGTGAAAATGAAAGTGAAAATGCTTCACAAGCTATTAGTGAAGAAGCGAAAGCAATAGGACAATCTAATGCTAACTATATTGGTGTTCCAGGATTGTGTCAAGTAAAATTCATGCACAAAAATCTTTTACATCCATACCTACCACAGTATAAAATTTGTGCTATCACAAATGTATCAGTAAATTATACACCCGATGGAGTGTATGCCACATACACTGAAGCAGGAGCACCAGTTGCTGTAGATTTAACTATCGGATTTGCTGAAACAAAACTTGTATACTCTCAAGACATCAAACTAGACGGAGCAACATACTAATGTACTTTAGTTTTTTACCATCAGTATCAATCGATGTAAAACCTATTAGATATCCGTTCTCGGAGTCTGATTTTGTTGTAGCAAAGAATTTTTTTAGAAGATATAAATTATCTGATACTGCTTTCAATTCAGCAGTATATTACAAACAGTATGCTATTAATGATGACGTTAGATTAGATCAAATTGCTCAAGCAGTTTATGGCAATTCATACTATGACTGGGTGATTGCTTTAGTAAATAACATGATGAATCCTTTGATGGATCTTCCGATGAGTGAGAATGATCTAAGGAAACATGTAGAATCTAGTTACGATAATCCTTACTATGACATTGTACATTATGAAATCATAGGAAAAGAACAACAGATTGAAAGATTTGGTAAAGTTATCTACAAACCAGGAACTATTGTAGACGAAACATTTTATAACCGAGAAGTTAATTTACAAGCAGCAACCTTTCCTAATCTAACACCTTCTACTGAAACAATTAAAATCATAAACAATTTTGTCTTTGATGATCAAGAAAAAGATGATGTTACATTAGAAACTTTCAATACATATTATGCTACCAATTCAAATATTGGTTTACAATTCAATCCTGTGTTACGAGATGATGGTTACAGATCCTCAACACAAATTTATTTGGGGAATGGTGGAGCAAATTCTGAACAGTATGTAGTTACTAGACCTGTAGATACATCCGAGTACAGTACAATCGAAGTCTATGCTGGTAAAGTAAACTCACCAGCTCCAGGTGAGACATTACAACTTGGATATATTTTAGACGGCGGTAGTTATGCTGACACAGTATATTTTGCTGACCTACTTACATATACACAAACAGATGGTGTATATAAAATAAAAGAATCCTTGCCAGAAGTAGCACAGGCTCCTAATACTAAATTTGTTTTCTTAGTTAGTAGAGATGGCACATCATTGGCAGATTATTTTGCTATCCAGAGTTATGTATTAGAGGGAACATATGATATTCAACTTCCGTTAGATTTTGAATGGAATAAAATTGATGATGATAATTATATAATTGACGGACAAGCATGGACTAGAGTTGATGGCAATTGGTTTAAGAAAATTTCTACTGCTTTCCAATACTATGATGGAAGTAAAAATGTAGAAGTTCTTAGTAGTCAATTATGTACGCCAGTAACTCAGTTTCAATATGAACAACAAATGAACGAAAAGAAACGAGAAATTTACATACTTAAACCACAATACATAGACGCGTTGGTAGATGATTTTAAGAAAGCAGCATTGTACAAACAATCATCCGACTTCATATCTAATAGACTAAAGAAAACTGGAGTTTGATCGACTTTTTTAGACAAAAAAATGGGGGAAAAAATTTCCCCCATTCATCATTTTGAAAACCCCATTTTGTAGCAAGCAGATGTTGCTAGTTGTGGATTCTTTTTTAATACTCTGTAAGCATGACCATGAACGTCTGATTCTAAAGTAAGATGTGCTTTAGTGTGAACGGTCTGAATCACCAGCAGCATCCCAATAAACGTAAGGTTTATCATTGTGACTGGATGACTCAGACCTTTCCATAGATATTTAATCACTAGTCGTTAGCAAGACGAGCGAAGTAGGACAGAGCATCATCGTCATCATTAGAAGATGGTTTCAGGTTGCTCAACTCTTCCTTCATTGACTGAGGTACAGGAGTTGCTGCTGCCATGATAGCAGGATCGTTGAACCCACCACCAACAGGAGCAGGATCATACTCTTCATCATTGATACTGACAGCAGGAGCACTACCAGTATTCAAGACAGCATTGAGACGAGTCTTCAGTTCATCATAAGACTTGAACTGATCATCAGCAGTGAATGCTTCCAGACTGTACGCTTGCTTCCAGATTGCTTCGAGTTCATCATCGTTAGCTGCTAAGGCAGCAGGACGATCAAACTCAGCAGAGTCATAGTTCCAATAACCAGCAACGGTTTTGATCTTCAGTTTGAAGTTAGCACCTTCCCACAGATCAAAGGGGTTCACTGGTGTTTCGTCTTGGAACTCAGGTTGCATGGAACCCATGATCTTATCAAAGATCTTCTTACCATAACGATACAGGAAGACTTTACCTTCGTTCTCAGGGTGCTTTGGATCTTTCACAACATAGATGTTGCTGTAGTAAGACAACTTACGTTTTTGCTTACGTGCTTGTTCCTTACCAGAGTCGGTGCCATTGTTCCACAGCACAGAGTTGTACTCAGACACAGGGTCTTTGTCTCCACGGGTAGTGAGTGAGTTCTCGATGAACCAACCACCAGGACCTTGGAATCCGTGTGAGTAGAGTTTTGCCCAGGGCACTGTCTCCCCATCAGGAGCAGGCAGGAAGCGGAGTACGGCGTAACCGTTACCGCTAGCGTCAAGTTCGGGCTTCCAGAGTCTCTCGTCGGCACCAGACTTTTGTTCGGTGCTGGACTTCTCCAGTTCCTTTTGAAGGAATTGGAAGTTGTTCTGGGACTTGCGCTTTAAATCGGAAAAGGACATTGGATACCTTGGATGTTTCGGATGTTGTTGTGTGACCCCGTGTCACTTAGACATAATAACAGGCACAGGGGCGGGTGTCAATCCCTTGTGCCACTTTCTAATTGGTCCTTCATCTTCTGTATTTTAGACAGGAGATCATCAAAGATTTCATTGATAGACATTGTAGAGTCGCCGCCGAGCATAACAGCAGCAACTTTCATACTTTCTACCATTTCAGATGCTTCGGGGTCGTCACTTAGACTCATCCTAGCATTGAAAATCTTTTGTTTCTCAATTAGTTCTTCAAGAATATTGAAGTATTCTAGTTTCTTTTCGTCAGATAATACAGGAAAAGAATGTGCCGCTCTAAAACAGTACTGTTGGAGCTCCATCATTTCTTGGATGTCTCCACGTACCATCTCAGACTGAAAGAAATTACTCATAGTAACAATAGTTTAGCTCGACTTGTTTTCTTCATAAAGTTTAGTTTTTGAGCATCGTACTTAAGTTTTTCCTTAAGTGGTTTGCTAATTAGTTTCGGAACCGATTCAATCTCGATCTCGTTTTTCTCACAGTAAAATACGATAGCATCAATGTAGTTCATTTTGTTTTCAAATGCTACCTTTTCCACATCCTGCGAAAATCTCGCAGTAGTCATAAATTTATCCTCCAGTTCTTTTGGCATGTTTATTTTGATATTCTTGGATGTACTCTTGTAACAAAATTAGATATTCTTTTTTAGGTTTGACCACGCTCACTTGTGGTTCTCCCTCTTCTGTTGCTACAATAGTCACCAATTGTTGTACGGTAATACCATACAACTCCTGAAGCATACAAGCGTAGCCACACTCCTGAACATAATAATCCAGAAGATACTCTTCTCGTTTCTTTTCCGCTGATGTCTTAAAGTCTATGATGGATAGCACTCCATCAAATTCAGCGATACAATCAACACGTCCAGCAAGTTTCAGCACATCAGAATATAGTGCTGCTTCCTGTAGGTATATATTATTTATACGGTCCAGGACTTTTTGAGATTTGTTGAACATGAACCATGGCAGTGGCATGTCATGGTACTTAGTTTTATCTAATTGATTGTTAATGTAATCTTCAACTAGTTTGTGGTAACGAGTACCTCTAGTTGCTGAGTTAGTTGACTTTGCTTGTGCTTTAGATTTTCCAATCTTTGCTCTCCATTTAGCAAGACCTGCTTGCTTCTTAGCATTACTACCAATCACTGTGGTGATTGATGGATACTTGTTACCTTCTGGGGTAACATAGTATCTCTTTCCGTCAATTGTAACGGTGTT